CAGTTCCGCGACATGACGATGAAGCAGCTGTCGCAGTTCAAGTGGATACCTCGGGACAACGCGACCGAGGTTGTCGCCGCAGCCATGCAGCCTAGCATCCGCTTCGCTCGCGAGGATTGCATCGACCTACCACCGTGCATGTTCCAAACCCGGCAGGTTGAGATGTCGGTACCGCAGAAGAAAGCGTACCGTGAAATGCTGACGCAGCTGTATGTTGAGTTGCAGTCAGGCGAAGTGCATGCAGTCAACGAAGCAGTCAAGCTACAGAAGCTGGTGCAGATTGCATCCGGCGTAGTCTATGCGAAGGACGGAACCCATGTCGAAATCCAAGCCCACGACCGCATCCAAGAGTGCCTCGACATCATCGAGCAAGCGGGCACCAAAGTCATCATCTTCGCCCCGTTCAAAGGCAGCCTCGAATATATTGAGAAGGAAATCAGCAAGCATCATACGTGTGCCGTCATCTCAGGTGAAGTTGCCAAGGGCGCGCGGGACAAAATCTTCCACGACTTCCAAACCGGCAGAGAGCCGCACGTCCTGGTGGCGCAGCCTGCTGCAATGGCTCACGGGCTTACTCTCACGGCAGCCAGCACCATCATCTGGTTCGCCCCCATCACCAGCCAAGAAATCTACACGCAAGCCAACGCGCGGATCACGCGGCCCGGCCAAAAGCACTCGCAGCTCATCGTCAACATCGAAGGCAGTCCTGTGGAGCGAAGGCTCTATGATCGCCTCCGCCAAAAGCAAGCGGCCGAAGGGCTCCTGCTCGACATCATCCGCGACCAAGAAGATTGCTAGGTAGTTGCGTTAATGGTTTAACGGTGTTATACTCTTTACATCATCGCAATAGGAGATCAAACGATGAAGCTCGATGACCTCATCGAAAAGTACGTGGTAGCTCGGGAGAAGAAGTCCGAACTCACCGCGGCCTACAAGGAGAAGGTTGCCAAGATCGACAACGTGCTGGAGAAGATCGAGGCAGTCATCCTGACACAGTTCACCCAGATGGGTACGGACAGTGTGAAGACCCCCCACGGCACGGCGTACAAGTCTACCAAGACGAGCTACCAAGTTGCCGACTGGGATGCCACGTTGGACTTCATTAAGGCCAACGAACTCTGGCACATTCTGGAGCGCCGCGTCGCCAAGGCTGGCGTCGATGCGTACAAGGAAGAGAACGGGGACATCCTCCCCGGACTGAACGCCCGCACCGAAGTCACTATCAACATCAGAAGGTCTTAAGCATATGTCGAACGCGATCATTCCCTTTAAGGACGACGGCCAGCTCCCCGCTCACTTGCGGGGCGGTGCGGTACAGAACGACGAACTTGCCGGTGGCGTCTCGTCGGGGTATCCAGTTCTCAGCTTCAAAGGCAAGACGTGGTCGCTCCGTGAGGGCGGCTCCAGCAGCATCATCATGAAGCCGGACGATGAGGACGAGGTGGCTACGTCGCTCGAAGTGGTCATCCTCAAGGCCAACCCGCACTTGTCAAAGGTGTACTATGAGAGCGGCTACACAGAAGGATCGGACGCAAAGCCGACGTGCTATTCGCACAATGGTACGACGCCTGCGTCGGACGTTGAGAAGCCCCAGTGCACGACGTGCGCGCTGTGTCCGCACAATGCCTGGGGTTCTCGAATTAGCGAGAACGGAAGCAAGGGTAAGGCTTGCTCTGACAGCAGGCGCGTTGCTGTTGCTGCTGCTGGGGATATTGCCCGTCCTATGCTTCTACGAATACCAGCGGCTACACTGAAAGACCTCGCTGGTTACGCGCAGATGCTGACCCAGCGCAACGCACCCTATCAGGCTGTCGTCACCAAGATCGGTTTCGATCCCACGGTGGCGCATCCGAAGCTCACGTTCAAGGCAACCCGCTGGCTGTCGGCCGACGAGTACGCCGAGGTGACGCAGGTGATGGAGACTGAGGTGGTGCGCCAGATCGTCGGTGCCGAGCCCACTGCTCGTGCCGTCGATGCGCTTGCCCATCTCCCGGCGAAGCCTGCCCACGTCGAGCCTGCGAAGCCCGAGCCCGCACCTGTGGCTGAGAAGCCCAAGGCTGCTGCGTTCGGCAAGAAGAAGGTCGAAGCCCCTGCCGCGGAACCGGCAGAGGAACCGGCACCCAAGGCCAAGGCAACGAAGCTGGCAGCGGCGAAGCCCGCACCGGCGAAGGCCGAAGCCCCGAAGTCCAAGGCTGCCGAGAAGGTAGTCTCTGTGACGGAGGACCTTGACGCGGCGCTTGCAGAACTCGACGATATGTGAGCGTCTATCAGGATACGTTAAGCCTAGTGGCGGCACCTTCGGGTGCCGCCCACATCTCGTGTCAAGGAAAATAAAAAATGTTTGAAATCATCAAGACCGCGAAACTCACGCCTTCGAATGTCGCGAAGCTCTTGAACGTCAGCCGGGTTGCGGTTAGCCTTTGGGTCAATGGACACTCTGCACCCCACAAGCTGATCGAGCGCCGCGTGGAGCGGCTCCTGACTGCCGTTGAAGCGGCGGTCAATCGTGGTGATCTGCCTATCTCCGAAGATGTGCCGCGCAAGAACCGGCACGCCGAGATCGCGAAGATCATCCACCGTCATGCTGAGAAGTTGCAGCTGGGTTCCATCAGCGAATAAGACTTCGGTTCCTGCGAGGCTGCGATGAACACCCAAGAGTTTCTTGACCGCGTCCTACCGGACAGCGGGCTCCGAGTAGTCGTCTCGATCACACCGAAGGGTGCGCGACAGAAGTTCTACCCGGACAATGCGGCAGCCGCTGCCGCTTTGATCGCCGCAGACAGCCAAGGCACTGATGTCTACCACGGCTGCGCGACGTACACCGACAACAGTTCGAGGAAAGCAGACAATGCGCTTGCCGCGAAAGCCCTGTGGGTTGACCTCGACGTCGGACCATCCAAGCCCTACGCGTCTCAGGCGGATGCTGGTCGTGCTGCTGTACTGTTCGGCAAGACCGTTGGATTACCCCCACCACTTATCGTTAATTCCGGGCGGGGGCTTCATGTCTATTGGCTTCTGGAAACGGAAGTTTGCGCGGCTGATTGGCAGCGTGCTGCTGCCGCTCTCAAACTGGCTGCGAAGCACGCCGGGCTGGCCGCCGACCCGTCACGAACTGCGGACGTTGCTAGTATCCTCCGCACCCCCGGAACCACAAACCATAAAGACCCCGATCGTCCGCTTGCCGTGGTGGCTGTCCGTGATGGCAAACCAGCTCCCTACGACTTCATCCTCGGACGCCTCGAACAATACCTTGCCGACAACGACGTCGATGTCCTCGGTGCAGCGCCGAGCCACGTCACGGTAGACAACTCTGATCTTGAGGTGAAGTACGATGGCCCACCTCCAAGCGTGGTCCCTATCGTCGAGGGCTGTGCAATCATCCGCGAGTTCCGAGATAGCCAAGGCCAGATTGAGGAACCGCTGTGGCGTGCCTGCATGGGCGTGGTCCGGCATTGTGAGAACGGTGCCGAGCTGTGTCACGAGTGGTCGTCCGGTCATCCGCAGTACACCGCCGAAGAAACAGACGCCAAGCTGGCGGGGCTTGAGGGTACTGGCCCAACCACTTGTGAGGTACTTGGACATCACAGACCTGATGCGTGCGCGACGTGCCCGTTCTTCGGCAAGTGCCGATCTCCGATCTCGATTGCTTACAAGGCAATCCCTGTTGCAACGGTCGAGGACCCGGACAACCCCGAGGAAGAGGTAGGCACGCCCGATCTACCCGACGGCTTCGCGTGGACCAGCAAGGGACTGTACGGCCGCACGAAGGACAAGGATGGCGAGGTGATCGACGTGCGGCTGTCGTCGCTGCTGTTCTACCCGACGGGCTGGACGAAGGACGTTGAGGGCAAGCACGCCCTGATGGTGAACGTACACACTAGACCCGGACAGGTAGACAAGTTTACACTTGCGACCGGGCTCGTTGCCGAAGGCGGCTCCAAGCTGAACGCCCGCCTCGGTGAGCACATGATCATGATAGAGCGGAACCGCGGACCGATGGTACAGCATTATCTCCAAGAGTGGGCTGACGTACTGCGCCTGCGCAGCGCGCCCATCGCAACCTACAACCGCTTCGGTTGGTACGGTAAGGACTTCCTGATTGGCGACGACATGTACTACGCCAACGGCACGCACCAGAAGGTCCTGCTGTCCGGCAGCGCGCAAGAGCAGCTGCACAGCTACACGCCGAAGGGCGACCTGCAAACGTGGGTCGAAACCGTCGAGCGAGCCTACAACCACCCCACCCTTGAACCGTTGCAGTTCGCGCTGCTCACTGGTCTGGCGTCTCCCCTGCTCAACATGTTCGACGAGTTCGGTGGTGTGCTGGTTTACATGCACACGCAGGAAACAGGCGAGGGCAAGACCACCATCAGCCGCGCGGCGCTGTCCTGCTACAACGCATGGAAAGATACTCAGATGTCTCAGGGCCAGTTCACGCTGAACGCCCTGTACGCCACGTTCGGTGTCGCCAATGCGATGCCGCTGGTGCTGGACGAGATGACAGCGATCGAACCGGCACAGGCCGTGGACATGGTCCACTTGATTTCATCCGGCACGCCGAAGCGCCGGTGCGAGAAGTCAGGCGACCTGCGTCGCAACGATCACCGGTGGTCCCTGCTGGCGATTGCCTCGGGCAACAACCTCTTCACCGAGAAGATCATGCAGAACCGTTCGCAGGCTGCGGCCGAAGCGGCGCGCGTGTTCGAGTACTCCATCCAAGACCTGAACACACCGATCCCCCGAGACGAGGCGGCACGCCTGTTTCCCAAGTTCGGGCAGAACTACGGATGGGCCGGGCGCGAGTTCATCAAATACGTGGTGCGTAACTATGACGCAGTCAAAGAGGCCCTGCTCAAGACGCAGGCAGCGGTCGGTCCGCTGTTCGGCATCCGACGCTCGGAGCGGTACTGGGGTGCATTGGTTGCGTGTGTACTGACAACCCACAAGATCGCTCAGAAGCTCGGACTCGTACAGTTTCCGCGGGCCGGGCTGGTGTCGTTCATTCAGATGGCGCTGGAGCAGAACCGCAGCGGCATGGCGCTGGCCAAGCCGGAAGCGGCAGACCAGATCGGGCGGCTCATTGCCGACTTGTGGGGCGGGGTGTTCGTCACCCACGGCAAGGGCGACGCCTACGCTCGCTGGGATGCGTTCGTAGCCAAGCACGCGAGCGGCAAGGTGACAGGCCGGTACATCATGCGGCGTCCGGGGCAGGCAGGCATCAACGACAAGCCCGTCATCTACCTAACGATGGCTGCCGTGAACGACTGGTGCGCGTCGAAGAACGTGTCAGTGCGGGATTTGATGCGCGAAGCCGCCGCCAAGGGTCTGATCCTGCCGCAGCCAAAGCAGGTCTATCTCGGGGAGGGCTCGGTCCAATACAGCGGCGTTGCATCCCACAGATGTCTTGTCATCCGGGAAGATGCTCTGCCGCTAACGATGGCCCCCGGAACCCCGCAGCTGACCGTTGTTCAGGGTGGAGTTGCAACCCCATGAAGACACACGGCCGCCGCCCCGCCGGAAAGCGGAACCCGACATACAGCTCGTGGCGCGCAATGCGCGATCGGTGCCTGTGCCCCACCAACAAAGACTACCCCCGCTACGGCGGGGCTGGCGTGACCGTAGACGCCCGTTGGGATGACTTCGCGGTCTTCCTAGCTGACATGGGCGAACGCCCGCCAGGGACGACGCTAGACCGTCTGGACGGCACATTAGGGTACACCCCGCTGAACTGTCGTTGGGCAACGCCTGCCCAACAATCCGCCAACCGTCGCCACCTTGTCTGGTTGACCCACAACGGCGTCACGCTATGCTTGCGGGATTGGGCGCGCACCACCGGCATCTCGATGCACAAGTTGTACTACCGGCACAAACGCGGACTGCCCGTGCATGAGATTCTCAAGGAGATCGCGCGATGTGGGAAGTCCTCTTCGTCCTCTGCACCATCCACGGGTCTTGCATAGAGAGGCGGATACCAGTTGCACAGGATCAACCAATTAACATATACCAGTGTACGGTAATCGCGCAGGCTGAGATCGCCCTGGTCTGCGAACGATACCCTGGCTACGGCCTCAAGCGATGGTCCTGTGGGCGACCTTCAAAGGATACGTGATGAAGCCGATCGACTGGACGGTCCTGTTCTTTGTATGGCTGGTAATCTTGGCGCTACTGCTCTCGATTCTCCAACCGTCAGAGGCGCAGGCGGTTAGCTCGCGGACCCGTGCAGCATGCACGGGGAGCTACCTGAACTACTGCTCGCATACCACTCCCGGCACGCCTCAGTGTCGCGCATGTTTCAGGTTCAACTGGAAGAAGCTCGATGCCCAGTGCCAAGCAGCCATCCGCACCGACCCCAGCTACAAGCATAACTTCTCGGGTCGTCGTAAAACTTCCTAACGGGGAAATCCTGAGCGTCGCTGACCTGCCGGACCCGCACGTCTGGTGGACGGTACGCAGGAAGTGGATTGTGGCGCAGGCCGTCTTGCACGGCCTGCTCCCATACGACGAGGCGCTGCGGCGCTACTGGATGCACCCCGAGGAACTTGAGGACTGGATCGCCAAGGTCCGGTTCGGCGGCAAGCGTCGCTTAAAAGCTACTGTTCGAGAGCCTGCTCCACGAAGCGGCGGTTAGAGTCCCGCACCTGCACCCCACCAATGGTGTTCTTCTCGCGCTTCTTCTGCTCGGCGCGAGCGCGCAGCAGCTCCGACCGGCTGGTCTTCTTGAAGCCGTACTGGTCCTTGGTGGTCTGCAGCGCCTCCCACTGTGCCTCGATCTCCCGCATAGTACCGGTGTCACGAGACTCCTGCGCCTGCGCGTAGGCCCGCTTGAGCGACGCTGTGCGCTGCTTGAAGTGTTCCTCGTACACGACCTTCTGTGCGTTGATCCGCTGTGCGTTGAGCTTCACCGTGGGCGCGAAGCCGAGAGCCTGCAGGAATACGTTGACCTCGCCCACTTCCTCGGGGGACAGCAGCATGTCGCCGTTCTTCTTCTCGTAGCCGCGTGTGGCCAGTTCGTAGGCGCGCACCGCGTTCGTAACACCAGACGGTAGTGCCTCACCCAGCGCCCGCAGATACTCGCCCTGCTGCACAGCCTCAAGCCCACGCTGTGCCTTGTCGGCCAGACCAGCCGACGGCCCGAGTACCGCGAACGTCGCATCCCGCAAGCCGTCGCGCGAGTCCAGCTCGGAGTAATTCAGGAACGGGAACGGGTTGTGCAGAGTGCCGAGGCCGAGGCCGTTGGCCAGCTCAACTCCGACCAGCGTGCCGATGCCGCGCGCCGCGACCCCGCCGCCCACCAGATCAGTCAGCCACTTCTCACCATCGAGCGGCTCGTCATCGTCCTTGAAGATCGCGGAACCGATGACACCGAACAGCTGCGCAGCCGGAAGACCGACGGCACCTGTGACCAGAGCCAGCTGCCCCGTCATGTATGCAAGAGCGCGACGTGCCTCGGGCGAAGTCTTGGAATCCTTGATCATGCCGAGCCACAGCGCCAGCTGGCCCAGCTGGTACTTGCGGAACTGAGTCACGACCTTCGGCAGCATGTTAAAGTAGCGCGGCTGGTTCCGGTTCGAGTAGTCGAACTGCGTGCGTGCCAGCACGTCCTCCATCGCCTCCACCTTCCCGCCCGACAGACGGTAGGCAGCCAGCGCCGACGAGACGCGGTTAATGTATTCAACCTGGCCCGACAGCGTGCGGAAGACGTGGGTCGCCTCCGACATGAACCGGGCCGGACCATCGCTGGCTTCCCAGTATCCTTGGTCGTACTGCTGCCCAAGTTCGAGCAGACCCGTGAACTGCATCTTCTGCAGCGCCTCGATCTCGTCACGGCTCACACCCTTGAGCTTTGACAGATCGACCTTGCCCTTCCAGAACTCCGCAGACTTCATCTGCGGACCGATGGCTTTGTACGCATCATAGAGCGCACCGTAGGCCCGGCCGCCGTGCTTGCCCGCAAGGTACGGAGCCGACACCATCCACGGCTGCAACGAGTTCATGAGGTAATACCGAGGCGACATCGCAAGATGGTACAGCGACGAGGCTGCCATCAGCTTGTCCTGGATCGGCGTCTCTTCGGCCATCATCTGCTGGTTGTGCCGCATAAGAACTTCACGCAGCACCCGCTTGCGCTCCTGATAGCCTTCGTCCCGGACGCTGGACTCCTTGTTGATCATGGTTTGCATGACCTGACCAATCTCGTAGCGATCCGTAATCTGTGCGAGGATGTGTGCGTCGGCACGCCCCTTCTGCGCAAACGACCGGAGCATGTCATCGTCGGCACCGTCGATGCCTTCACGATACTGGTCGTGTTGCCGAGCCGAAGTCTCTGCGAGCGTGCGGATGTAGAGGTCCTTCACCAAGTTCTCGATGTCGCGAGTCGTCTTGCGCCCGAGCTTGTCGGTCTCACCCAACTCCTTCACCATCAAATCCTTGAACCGCTGCATCTGCATGATCGGAGACTCTCCGATCTGCTCGAACGTCTCGCTGCGCAGCGCCGAGTACAGCTGCCCACCCTTGAACGCCGGGTTCTTCTGCAGCTTCTCCAGCAGTACAACGTCGGCATCGGCCTGCGAGTCACGGAAGAACACCGCGTAGTGGTTCGGGTCCACACGCAGGTTGCCCAGCTCGGCGCGTTCGGCCTTCGAGGCGTCGCCAGACTTGACCTTGTTTTCCAGCTCCACGAACCGCGCCGACTTGGCGACAGCAGCATACTTGCCGAACCGTGACAGCGGCGCGTAGGGTCCGTCGAGCTTGGGCACCATCTTGTTGAACAGCTTGAGTTCGCGCTGCTTGCGCTCCTCGATCGACTGGCGCTCCTCGGCGGTCAGTGCGTTGGCGAGATCGCCCGCCGTCTCGTTCTCGATGTACTTAGTCACTGCCGTCTGCAGATCGGCGCGGGCCTTGTCCGAATACTGGAACATCGCATCCGCCACGGCAAACGCATCCGGGAACTCCGCGCGGAACTTATCCGTCAGCTCCTTCGCCTTCGGATCAATCTTGACCGGCTCCGTCTTCCACGTCGGCTGGTAGCCCCACTTACCTGAAATCGTTGCTGCCTTGATATACTTGTTCAGCGCGTCACGCTTGGGCGTCTTTCCGCGGACAGACCCGGCAACGCTGTCGAGGTTCATCGCGTCCACAACCAGCTGGTCGAGGGTCTTTACGTATTCGTTGGTCTTCGCCATCACAGCCTGCTGGATGTCGAACAGTCGCTTGGCAGACGGCAAGCCCTTACGAACAGCCTCTTCCATGAGGTTACGACCGAGCAGCGTACCGAGCTTGATGTTGCTAAGAGTATCGCTGGCAACAACAGCGAGGTTGATCAGCGGCTCCGGCACGCCGCGTGCGGAGAGCGTCGAGCGAAGACCCATCGAGCGCGACTTTAGAATCTCAGGTGCGTTTGCGATCGAGCTGATCGGAGCATCTGCCCGCTGAAACGACGGAGCCGCAGGCTGTGCGGTGTTAGGCGATAACCGGCCAACACCCGTGCGGAACGTGCGAGCGCCATCGTCCGGCGCTCCCCGCTGAACTTTGGCGTGAGCAGCACGAAGTACTGCACGCACCTCCGAGTCGGTGAACCGTTCGGTCAAACCCATCCGACGTGCGAACCGCACGAGCCAGTCACGGATCGCCTCGTAGGCAGACTTGATGGCGCGGCTGTAATCCGCACCAGTTTCCGATACCTCGGCCAACGCCTCTTCGGTGAAGTACAGCTGCGGGTTCTTGACCTCGAACTGCCCGCGTGCGGCTTCGCGCAGCTGGTTCGCCAGCTCCCGGACCTTCGGGTTTCCGCGGTACATCTGCCGCAAGATATTATCCAGCTCCCCACGGAACGCGATTTCAAGTCCGTAGTGTCCCAGCACCTCGTGGAACACCAGACCCTTGATCGTGTCACGATCGGTCGCAAACTCCAGCGGGATCGCCACGACACGGGTGCCATCACGGTACGACTGATAGAGCGCCTTGTACGGTGGCTGTCCAAGACGGTCGGCTTCCCGATTGTAGCTGTTGGCCAGCACGGCTTCGCGCGGATTGCGCGGAGCGTCAGGATCAAAGACGAATACCTCGTCGGGCATGTTCGTCCAGTCCTTCGTGATCTCGTTGAGCCACGCCTCGGCCTGCGTCTGTGCGGGGTTCTCGGGAGGACGGCGACGCCCGGACGCAGGAGAGAACCGCTCGGCGGTATCTTCGTCGGGCTCCTGGAATACGGCGTTGTCGGCTTCCTCCTGCACGGGCGCGTCTGCACGAGTGGGCTGTGCGACGCTCTGGTTCAGCGGCATCCCTGCCAGCTCAAGCGTCGTATCGACGAGAGCCTTGGCATCGTCGGGCGTCGTGTTCGGGTTGATGATCGTATCGACGACACCGTTGATGTCTCGGTTCGACACACCAGCTGCGCCAATAGCGCGTTCCAGCCTGCGGAGCTGGAGCTGTTTGATGTGCGCGTTTGCGTCACCCTTGGGCGGGCGCGTGGCCAGCTCGTCGATCCGATCACGAACCTGCGCGTTCGTCTCGTTGGCGGCAGCCTTGCGAACCTTGCCAGTCTCCGTGAAGAAATCCAGCTGCGCGTCTTCGGCTGCCGGGGTGGTCGGCTCAGGCGCAGCGGCAGCGGCGGGTTCCTTCGGAGCACGAGCGGCGATTGCAGCCTTGGCATCAGTACCCACAAACGAAAGCGGGAGCGCGCCCTGTGTACCAGGAGTCGCAGCCTTCTCGATGGCAGCGAGCGCGTCACGCACCTGCTTCACCTGCTTTAAGCGGTCGCCCACGTTGAGCTTCTGCATATTGCTGATGTTGTTGATCAGCGCGTCGAGCTGAGAGCCAAACGTATCGCCCAGCGTTTCGTTCAGAGCCTCGAACTTGGCCCCCAACTCTGCCATCATCGAGCGCAGCGCATCAGTGTCAGCCATCGGCTTAAGAGCTTTGATGCGCCCCACACGATCGAGCTGTGCCTGCTGCTGCTTGTTCGCCGTGCCCGGTGCCGGGCGTGCCGGTTCCTCAACGAGCGCAGCCTGTGCAGGGTTTGCCTGCTCGAACTTCTCAGGCAGCGTAGAGGTCGGTGACTTCACACCCTCGGCTTTGCCAATGGACCGCGCGGTCTTGGCGAGTTTCTTCACTTCGGCATCCGTCGGTAGCGGGTTCTCCCCGAACACCTTGGCAGCCTTGAGCTTGCTCATGAACTTGACGACGCTGCCGCCAGCCGGGTCCGACTGTACTTCGCGAAGCAGCGCCTCACGCGTCATCTGCAGCTGTGCCGGATCGTACTGCACAGGCTGCAAGTCAGCTTCCTGCTGCGCAACTTTGGCCTCTGCCACCGCTTGCTTGCGCGCATTGAGTTCGGCCTGCGGGACTGCGACCGGTTGAGTTGCCGCCTGCTGCGCCTGCATCTGTGCGACGTTGGCATCAACGACAGCCTGTCCGAGCTGTGCACCTTCTTTGGCGATTGGGATGCCAGGACCAGCCATCGCATCCACAAGGCCGCTATCCTGCACAGGGGCGGGCGGGGATAGAACAGCCGCGAAGTCGTCGAGGACCGCGATACCGTTCATGTAAGCATCGGCTACCGAATTCTTGAGGTTTCCCCGAGCCAGCTCCAGAGTAAGCTGCTCACGCAGCTGAGATACTGTACCCGGAAAATCCGGCTCGACCCGAACCGCATCCCGGATAAAATTGGCGAGCTTTGCGATCTTGTTGTTGGTGAACTTCCCGTCCACGGTAGGCGCGATTGCGTTGCGCAACAGACTCTCATCAGCAATTACCGGACGCTCCAGCTGCGGGTCCATGTGGAAAACGCCCAAGCTGCCGATCGTCGGCTGCGTGCGCGCAAGATCACGACGCAGGCGCGTCCTCTCAAATTCGTCCAGGACGTTCCGAGCGCGAACGATTGCAGGCTGCAGCGTGTCCAGCTCTCCGGCGGCAAGGCGACCTTCTCGTAGGACCGCACCCTCGTACTGGTCGATAAATGATCGCGCAGCAGCAACGTCACCCGTTTCGACCGCGCGCTGCACTTCACGCGCCAATTCCCGAACAGGCTTGGTGAGCGTACCATTACCGCGAACAGCGGCGATGATCCCAGCCTGTCCCTGCGCACGCGCCAGGACGATGTCACCTTCCGGTGTCACCGTGAAAATTTCGCCATCGCTCGGAGCGCGTGACATCTTCGAGAGATCAGGCTGCACGGGCGACGGAGCCCGCGGGGCGGGCGGCGTCTCTGTCGTCGCCAGTTCGCCCTTCGCATCGGCTTCGGCCGTTACAGTAGGATCAGTGCCTGCCGCGTTCGGGTCTGCACTAGGCACAGGCGCAACTTCCCGACGCCGATTGCCTGCAGGCAGCGCGCCCCCTAACACACCACCAACCAAGCCGCCGGTGACGGCGCTTTCGACCACGCGCTTCTGCGCGGCAGCCATATCAAACTCTTCACCTTCGGGCGTGACTTGAGAGCGGGCAGCCTCCTGCAAGACCTGCTGCGCACCTTCGGCAGCGAACTCTTCGCCCGCCGTACGGACCATCTTGCGACCAAACCGATTGATCGCGCCGCGTGCGACCTGCTCCCCGACTTCCGTGACAGGCGCACGCAGACCACTGAGTACCCGACCGCCGACACCTGTAAAGGTATCAAGCCCAGCCTGCGCCAGACCAGCAGCGCCCGCCGACATGAGATCGACTTCGCCGCCTTCTTCGATCTGAGCATCGAGGTTGCCGCCCGTCTGCTGCGCAGCGTTGCTTGCAAACGCCGTACTGAGACCAGCAGTCCGTGCCGCTGTGATACCGGCACCCAATGCACGCGCGCCTGCGAACGCAGCCCCGCCCGGCACGGCCATACCAGCAATCGCAGGGATCGTGTTCAGCGTTGCCTTGGCGACGTAGCTCGCACCCGAGCCGATGCCATCGACTTCATCCCACGACTGCGTAAACCCGGACGCTTCGGAGAGGCCCTGTGCCTCGGCCGCGCGCTCGTCGGCATAATTCTTGGCACCTTGCCAGCCGGTGAACTCACCGACCGTGCGAGCGATCGACCCTTTGGTCTGCTCCCAGCCAGCCTCAAGCTCACGGCTCACGCCGCCCTGGTTACGATTACGTGCTTCGAGCTGGATGCTATCCAGCTCCATGCCGCGCTCGATCTCATCGAACACCGAACCACCCGACCCGGTCGGCATCGCCTCATCTGGCAGCTGCAGGGTCTCAATGTCGTCGAAGACGGACCGTCTAATCCCTGCCATGTGTCACCTTAGTTGTAGATTGGTTGTCCGCGTGCCGTCCGCATAGGCTGCCCCGTCGTCGGGTCGATTCGTGGGAGCCCTTGTGACGGGTTGCGTGGGTTTACCGGGCCGGTCCGTTGCGGCACAGCGTTCGTCGTGGGTGCGGGCGTTGCCGCCTGCTGGAGTGCGCCCGCCGTGGCCTGCTGTACTGCCTGCGCAGCGAGCCGTCCATACACCGCGGCAGTCTCGGGCGGGAAGCCGCGAGCTTCCATCTGTCCGGCGATGAGTGCCGGGACATTCTCGATTGAGCCTGCCTCGCGCAGCACCTCTTGAGGCTTGGCCGTAGCGACACGCACAAACGCATCGGCCGACAACCGACCCGTTGGGGACTTCGGTGCCTCGACCTCAGTGGCAGGCGTAGACAACTGCATCATCTTGAGGAAACGGTTCTCGCGCACGCGAACCTTCGTCTGCTTACCCGTCTCAGGATCAGTCTCGACCTTCTCAACAACATCGTAAGCATCATCGCCAATCGTGTTGGCAAGGCGCAGAGCTTCGGCCTCCATCTGCTTCCGATACTCGGGGTCGGCCAGCTTCTCACGGTCAAGGAACATCGGAAGTTTCTCGTTGGCTTCGAGCTTCGCTTCCTCAGTAATCATCTTCGACTTCGTGATGGTCGCGGCGAGCTTGTCACCCATCGTGCCAGCCATGTACGTGCCGAAGTTCTCACCCTGCGACAGTACCCCAGTGATACGGCCAAAGTCACGGAGCTGTCCGACCGACGTAACGAGTTGCTTCGAGATGGGCTTGCCCGTCTCATCGTCGATCTCGACAACCTCGTAGCCGACCTTCGTCGGAGTAACCTGCACCGACTTGCCGTCCGGTGTCGCGGCGTGGAACCGTTTCAGATCGTCGATAAGCGAATCGACCTGACCCTGCACCCGTCCATCCAAAAGCGGCGTAGCATCGTCGATGCCATCCAGGCTCTGAATCTTGGCGGTGATGCCGTTGTTGAGTTGCTTGAGCTTCTTCTCGGTCAGCGAGAACGTCGCCTCATCTAGCTGCGCAGTCGATGCGCGCCGCGAGACTTCGTTCGTCTTGAGGCGGTCGTCCAGCTCACGGGTCTTGATGCCCCGATTGAACTGCAGCTCCTCACGCTCTCGAATATCGCGTGCGATGGCAGGCGTGATCCGGCCCGTGTACGCAGGCAGGCCACCAGCACGGGGTGCAGGCTCCTCGTCCAACGTCTCGGGATTGTCGCCGTACTTGGCGCGGTTGTTTGCGCCGACGCGTGCGGGCGGTGCGGGCGTAAAGCCACGCTCGCGAGCCATCGTACCCTCGGACTGTTCGTCTAGTGCAGCTGCCTGTTCAGGGCTCTGCGGGACCGGCATGCCGTCTTCGACCGGACCTCCCAGTTTGTTCGGCGCAGGGAGCGCGCCAGCACGGGATCGCCCCCCGCTCCCACCAGTCGGTGCGGGTGCGGCAGCGGCAGCCTTCTCGGCCAGCCCGCCCTGTCCACCGAAGTACGCATCCTCGGCAGCGCGGTCGGCCTCCTCACGCGCGTAGCGTCCGGCGGCTCGGCCTTCTGCGGCCTGTGCTCGCTTCTCAGCGGCCTGCGCCAGCTCATCACGGCGAGCGTTCTCATCCGCACGCAGCACGATGTCGCCACCTGCGCGGAAGCCCGCGACGAAGTCTCGAGAAAATGCGCCCCAGTTTACCACGGCAGATACTCCACCTTGCTGTAATCGACCATCTTGTACCCGCCGACATCGAATACGGCGTCAGGGTAGAGCCGCTCAACTTCATCAGCCATGTAGCCGACGTGCCGCGGACCACCCCACACGTATTCGAACGTGTAAACATTGATGCCGTCTGAGCGGGTGCCGACGACCGTGATGTCTTTCTTGATGCGGCGATCCGAGAACATCGGGAGCTTGGAGATGAGGCCACCGGCAACCGTGCCGATGATGCCGCCGAACCCGCCGTCGTTGGCTGCCGCCTGCGTAGCCGCGCTCTGTGCGCTGGCCGCTGCGGACTTGCTGCCCTGGTAGATGTTCGTCTGAATCCCAGCCGCGCCTTCCAGCCCGGCAAGCGGAATCCCTGCACCGGACCGGAGAGCGCCGGTGCTCTGCGAAGCGATGTCGCCACCGATGACACCAGACTGGAGTGACTGACCCGCCATCGGAGCAGCCTGCTGCCCGAGCCCAGCACCGAAGTTGGCGGCCTGAGTCTTGAGCTGCATGCCCTCGGCGTTCGTAAGGTTGCGGAGACGGTTCATCTCCTGCGCCTTGACCAGCGCAGCCTGCATATCGTTGCGGCCCTGCGCTGCGATAGCCTGACCGGACGTCGGGTTCACACCACGAGCCTGCAATCCGCGAGCCGTCTGCGCCTGCGCGTTGGCCTGCTGCGCTGTGATGTCGCCCATGACACCGATGCCCCGACGCTGTGCTTCCTGCTCAGGGTTGTACTCATCGACCATCTTGAAGAAGTTGCCGATCGCAGGCTTACCCATCGTCTGGTAGGTATTCTCACGATCGCGGAACAGGCCCTGCTGCTGCTCGAACACTTGGTCCGCGCGTGCGATACCCTTGGCCTGTTCGGTCTGGATGGTGCGGAGCTGCGGGACGATGTAGTCCTTGTAGAACTTGTCCGTGAAGCTGACCATCTCGTCGCCGTACTTCGTCGCCTTCTCGGCGGCAGCCTTGGCTTCCTTGGTGTTTGAGCGGGCAGCTGCGGCTGCGCCACCGTCTTTCGTCTTGCCCATACTCATGTCGCGTCTCCTGACAGCCAGCTGTCGATGTCGTCCTGATCTGCACCAAAGAAGGACCAGATGTCCTGGCTGACTTCCCTCAAACGATCAAACCCCTGAGTAATGAACACGATCGCCTGGACGATCTGGATGTCCATGTTCCGCAGGGTGTACGCCAACGCTCGCTGGCTCCGTGTCCCGTCAGATAACGCATTAGCATCTTTCCAGGAGTTTATGCTGGAGATCATCAGCGGGGTCAAGTAAGTGGCGTGCTTCTGGTAGAAGCCGTTAAGCGGTAAATAGATCAGCGCCGCCATCATGGCGTCGTCGATGTCCTTCTGCGTAATGGGTTTGTCCTTGTCGATCAGGTCGTCCCACAGCTCCGTGATGTCGCAGATCAGGTTGAGGAACTGGACAGCCTCCACGTCCCCCGCAAACCACTCCATCAACTTCGCGTCACGTACTTGACGCCACTCTGGGGAATCCCACTTCATTACTTGACCCTTGTCCACTCGATCTGCGTCGCGTCGAGGATGCGGATGATCCGCGCGAAATACTGCGAGCCTACGCCATGTGCGCCCCAGGCACCCGTCTCGGTATCGAACGCGTCGTCGGCGATGGCACCAGCTCCGACTCCCTCGACAACGCTTAGATAGATGAAGCACTCAACTCGCGGAATTGAGATCGTGAACGCGCCGACATTCGTGCAACGCTGCAGGAACCCGCGATTCGGGTCCGGTGTCAGAACTGATCCGGCAGGGATGTTGCCGATGTCATGCACCGCCTCGGCCCCGTGGATCAGCGCATTCTGCAGACCTGCCTCCAGCGCGAGCGAGCGTCGGTCAAGCCGTAACAGCTCCTGCCGCATCGCGGTGAAGAACTGGTGCATTTCAGGCTCCAGCCCCGGCGGAACGGCCGGGATGCCGATACGGCGGATCGTCATGCCATACTCCCACGGAGTTCTTCGTACGACGTGGTCAGCGTGATCGAGCGAACGCGCAGATTGCCGGACAGTTTGATCTTGAGTTCCCGCGAGCGGAACGCAGGGATACGAACAGGGGCCATGCTCGTGATGTTGAGCGAGGCCATGAGTTCTTCCTTCTCGCCCAGCAGCTGCACGACGGCAGTGACGGTCGAACCTTCCGGCGGAATCTCGTTGAGCAGCGAGCCGTTGAACGCGAAGCTGTTGATCTCCGATCCGTCGAAGTAACCTTCGGTGTTGGCGATCAGAGCGTTCTCGGCCAGCAACTCGGCAACCAGCTCTGCGTAGACATCGTTTTCCTCGATATCTTTTTCGGACAGGTCCAGACGCAAGATAGACCAAGAGATACTATGGTCGAACCGGAACCGCTTCGAAGTCCACTCGTAGATGTACGGGTTCACCGCATCCACGTCGAACTGGTAGATCGTGTCGTTGTCGGGGTCGAGATAGTACAAGTTGCCTTGCTCGACGTCCGTGTAGAAATCAGCCGCGCGCTCAGACAAAAACGCCAGCGACGGGAAGTCATCGCGTGAGATGACCATCGTGCGGTTGCCGCGGATCGACGACGCGAACGTGGCGAAATACTTACCGTCGTAGATCGTACCGACCATCGTCGTCGGAGCGTATTCCTGCCACTCGTCACGACGGAAGAGAGAGTTCGTGATGACGCCGCGCTCTTTGGGGCCGATAGCCACGAGCCCGTTCGGGCTGGCGTACAGCGCGCCGTAGGCATCCGCCGCGATCGAGCGTTTCGAGATGCACGGCTCCGGGATCGGTACCTTGTCAACGGTCAACTCGGATGGCGAGTTACCCACCATCAAGTAAGGTTGTCCCGTAGTCATGACGACGAGCGTGTTACCGTAAGACGCAAGCCCGACGATTTTATCCGGCACCGACTGGCGATACTCGGCAGGCCATGCGTGGTGGAAGTACGGCTCACAGAAATACACGGAGTTGCCGACAAACCCCGCCATCATACCGTTGGCCATCGAGGTCAAGCCCTGGAGATCATCCGGGGGTGTATCCCATTCCGTCGTAGAGAGCGCCTCGCCCAGTGCAGGTGCCAGCAGGTTGTCGATGTAGCTCGTAGTGGCAACCGGTATCTCCGCCACAAACGCATACGTGCCGCCAGCCTGCTCGCCGGGCAGCGTTCGGTAGATGCGCCGGTGCGTGATGTTATATGCGCCCGACGGCAGCGCCGCAAACCCGCTCACCGTCACGCGTCGCCCAGTGGCAATCGTCACAGATGCGGATACAGGAGATGGTGCGGATTCCTCAGTCAGTGTGCCGAAAGTCGAGACATGCGTATAGACATAGAACCGCGTCTCGGGGACAGCCGACGAGCCTGATGCAGTATCGGCCACAGTCGGTGCGGCGGAAGGAGCAGGCACGCCCATTTCGAGATAAGCGTCGGGATACACAGCGCCCACAGTATTTGACGCCAAGTCCCAGTTTGTTTTCTTCGGCGTACCGTCGCCGGTGTAGTAAAGCCGGAAATCCGTTGTGTCATCGAGCGACGACCTGCACACATCGACATCGGTCTGCCATGTCAGCCAGACTTCGTCGTCCAAGGTTGGATTGTAGAAGCGGTAGATCGACAGCGGAGCCGTCATGAGTGGGGTGTACTCTAGCGCGCGCCCGCGCCATGTGCGCAGCTCGCCAGAGTAGAGCTTCACGTTCTCAGCGACCGTTGCCTCGGTAGGCTTAAGCATCGTGTCCGAGGTGCGCGGGACTTCGCCACCGAAATTTTCAATCTTCAATACCGGCATCGGGTGTCACCTCAATAGCAGCTTTACGCGGGCGACCACCTCGCCGCTTTGGCGTAGGAGCAGATGACGTGGCAGCAGCTCGTGGAATAGAAACCGAGTTGGCCAGCTCCATACCCGCAGGCGTCCACGCAAACACACCGTTGCGCATCTTGCCGAGCGAGACATGCTTCTTGTCGATGCGGACGATCGCCTCGCCACCGACAGTGTAGCCTTTGAAGTATTCCACCAGCTGCTGCCACGTCACCATAGTTTACTTTCCCTTCTTGGATTTGCCGGGCTTCATGGGTTTGCCCATGCTGCCTGCCGGAACTTTACCGCCCGAAAACGGGGGCTTCATACCTTTGCCCATGTGGGTTCTCCTCGAAGGTTAGGCGGGCTTCTTACCGCCATACGGTCCATCGTGCATCGACGCTTTGGGGCTCGCGCCCTTCGACGGCATGCACGACTTCCCGGCCGGGCCAGAATACATGTGCGGGGTGTATTCGCCTTTGTTCGGAACTTCCGACATCGGCTTCACCGGGCTCATGGCCTTAGCCTTGTAGGGGGAGTTGGTCTTCATAGTCTCTCTCCTACTACCACAGACAGTACCAACATGGCCCTGTCTGATTCCGGTACTGCTTCGCACGCTGCTTTTTCTCAGCAGGGGTCAGCGGCACAAACTTATAGTTCTGGCGGAGGTCGCGCATCTGTGATGCCTTGGCCGCCTCGACCTTCTTATCGCAGTTGGTCTTCGGGGACAGCAGCGACGCGCCCACAAAAATCGCAACGATGACAAACGTGATGCTCGCCCAGTTGTCGAGCATGTCCTTCATGCCGACCCACAGGACATCGCGGAAGAACCAGACGATCCCCTCGCTGACCGCCTTGGCGATCGGAGACAGGAACTCACCCACCACACGCGCAAGCGCCGGTGCGAACAGCATCAGCAGGAGAAACCCAACGATGCCGCCGAGTCCGAGCCATGCGGCCCAGGACGAGATGCTTTGAAGGAGTTCGATCATTTTGCGTACCCTGACGGCAGATACCGTCCCTCTTGGTAATCGGCTTCGGATTCAGACTGCACCCACCGGGTGAGGAAGAACAGTGCCACAAGTGCACCGATCGCAATCCAGCCTGCATTCTCATCGACGAAGTGTGCTGCCTCGCCCCAGAACTCCATAACCGCCGCAGTCGAAATGCCGAGACCGGCGAGCCACTGGCGCAGGCGCTTGAGGAACGTGAGTTTCCGCGAGGCTTCCGGCACAGTCGGTGCGCGGCCCTCGGTTTCAAACAGCCGCTTCTCAGCTTGGCGACGGCGCGTCAGTCCGCGAACCACGCGACCCCCGGCCTTGTTGTAAAGGAGGAACGCGTTCGCGGCCTTGTCCCAGTCCTCGTTGTTGACGTGCTTGATGAGCGTCTTGGCCTTGCCGATGCCCATGTTGTATGACAGCGAGACAAGCGCATCGAACTGGTTCTGCGTGAGCGGTACGGTGACGACGTTCTCGACGGCGCGCTCGTGACGGGCAACCATCTCACGGAGCTTCTTCTCCGCGTAGCGCCGCGTCCAGACTGTGCCCTCGGTAACCTCGGGTCCGGTGTTGCCCCAGCCGATTGTCCACAAACCCTTGTAGCCTTTCGACCACAGAGCCGGGCGCGGGAGCTTGTCGAGGTACGCCTTGCAGTCCCCGTTCGGGAGCCGCGTGTGATAGCCTTCGAACGACATAATGAGCCCGAGGCCCACATCACTGATCTGCATTGGAGCCTCCAGTAATCATAAGCTGCTGCGGCGGTGCGGTGGCAGCGATAGCCTCAGCTACCTTCTGCGTCGCGCGGATGCTGGCAGCGGTGTACTTCTTCGCCTCTTCGTGCTTGGCGTCCTGCTCCTTGCGGAGTTCGTTGACGGCACCCTCGACGAAGCGAGACTGCTGCGCGTTCTCGACCATCATGATCGGCAGCTGCGCTAGTGCACAGGACCAACGATCGACCTCAGCTCCGGTGTTTTGGTTCTTCCCGCGGATGTGCATCCACAGAGGACACAGGTGACAGACCTTGCTCATCTTCGACGGCCCGAGCGGGTTGGCCAAAGTGAGTGGGCAGTTCAGTCCTTCAGGTCCGCGCGGTATCGGGTTGTCCATTACGCATCCTTGGTCGCGAGGTAGAAGTCGACGTAGTTCACGTCGAACGGGATAGTCGTCTGTGCGCCACCGCGCGCCGTGCTGCCAAACGCTGCCGTGATGCCGGTCGTTGCGACAGTGGATAACGGGCCTGCGTTATCTGTGCCCGTGCCGGTAGGAGACCACACGCTCTGCTGGTTTGAGTCGTCGCAGGCTTCCGTATCCATCTTGGTGCGATGCTGATGCCCAGGGTCCGTGATGGTGATGGTATGATCCGGCAAGTGCGTAGCGAGGATAGTACGCGCAGCGAGCAGCGTAGTGAACTCGTCGCCCGCGTCGGCCTTCTGCGACGGCGTGCCCGAGACGATGCGGATTGCAGCGTCGTTGTACGTTGTGCTCTTGGTCCAGCCGGTCGGAACTGACGCCTGCCGAAACAGCACCCCGACGCCAGCGTTGAGCGCGTCGATCTTGCGCGAGGCCATGAGGCTTCCGTTGGCGCACGAGACGGTGCCCGTCACGGTGAGGTTGCCGCCGATGGTCTCGTTACCCGTAAGCGCAAGGTCGCCGCCGATTGAAGCGTCATCCGTTACAACGAGGTCGTCGCCAACGGTGATGTCGCCCGAAGCTGTGATGTTGCCAGTAACCGTCTGATTGCCGACGAATGTATTGGCACCGTCGAGCTGTGCGAGGTTGTCGTAGACGGCCTTGATGAACCGAAGCTCAACAATATCGCTGGCAGCAAACGACTTTGCCGTCGTGCCGTCCTGCGCACGAACTACCGTAAGCGTATCAGTCGATCGAGCTGTAACCTTCATGATCTCGCGGGCGCTATCCGAAACACGCACCACGGTGATAAAGAAGTGCTCCCCTGCACCGGGCGATGGGAAGAGCGCACCCTGTCCCGACCCAAGCGCCAGCGTGAGCACCGTATCGTTAATCGACGAAGCAAGCGCGCCGACCGCGTTATTGGCTATCAGGACTGCCATGTTGTATCACCTACTTATCTCAAGTTGTCGCACCCTAACATGTTGAGGGTTACTCTGCCACTGGCTTTGCCTTCTGGAGTTTCCGCTGGATGGAGTCCATCTCCCCCTCGACCGAGTCCAGCGTACCGCTCAGACTGTTGGTCGTCTCCGTCGATACCCCGTTGATGCTGGGGCACTTGAAGCCTTTATTCTGGTTCTCGGCTTGTGCACAGAACAGCCGGAAGTGCGTCGTGGTGAACCGGTCACTGACGCCATACTTGAGGCCCTCGGCCAGTTGCTGGATTGAAACGGCGAGTCGCTCAACCGACGACACGACGGTGTCGATGCGGTTGTCGATGCGAGAGCGTTCCTCCGCAATGAAATAGGTGAGCGTAACGCTCGACATGACGACGGCAATGACCGCCACCGACGGCAACGTGAGGCTACGCGCGTCGAGGGTTACCGGACGAGCCTGATCGTCGGTATCCATGTCAACGGTGTAGTGTCGCCGGGATGGCGGTCGCTGCTTGGTCATATCACTCGTCCTTGGGTTCGTCCTCCGCCACCGGGGCCGGGACCTGGATGCTCTGCGCAATGAGCTGCTTCTGAATCGCCATCCATACCGGAGCAGCGACCTTCATCGGGAGTTCCTGCAACGCAGCGCCGATCACCTTTATCTGATCGGAGGTCAGTTCGAGCTTGGTCATATTGTCCTCTACGTTAACGTCTTAGGGTGTAATGGTCATAACACTACTCGATCGTCGCCGCCACCCTAAAGAGGTCGTCGATCTGAGTTTCCGACAGGCCCAACGCAGGACCTAGCGTATTGATGAAGGGGCTGTGCCGCTGGATAACCGTCGCATACTCCCACGCGATGCGGGCGGCGGCAGGAGTGCCGGGGTTAGCCATTAAGGTCTCGACTGCGTCAAGCAGCCCAGCATTTAGTAGGGCCACGCGCGCCTGATAGGGCGAGACAACAGAGGGAATCTCAAGGGCAATCTCTTCCAGCACGGGGCGACGTACAATGAGGCCATCCTCCAGTGTATCGACCCGCGCCGTCTCACGGTATCGCGACGCATCATAGTCACCCAGCCGAACCTCCACGCGATACCACGGGGGATCAGGAAGATCAGCGTCAGGTGCATAGACCCGCTGCTCCACAATCTCCCCGTCCACCCAGTGCGCGTAAGTGATTGGCTTCTTCATGACCATGCTCCGTTCTGTGCGGCGGTGTTGCTGGCCATCGGCCAGCATGCGAAGTAACTGTTGACCTCCATCTGCGCTGCGGCGGCGGTCTGGAGGGCGATCGAGGGTATGATCGTGCCTGCAGCGTTCACGCGGAAAATACCGCGGATAAACACATATGCGCCCGTCGCAGTTCCGGCCGGAACAACGTTCGATGACGACGCCGACGCCGCGACAACCTGACCGCCCTGCGCACCAACAGTGGCAACCGCAGCATCACCGCCAGTACTGATATACTTCACACTTGTCAGCGTTGCAGTCCCACCACCGACAAGACTAAACTGAAAGTTGCCGGACGTGGCACTCATGGCGCTGATGTGCAATAACGCCTCGAAAAAGTAGGTTGTTGAAGCACGAACTGTAAGCGTGTCGTCGGCCGCCGCAAAGATAGCCTGGACCGCCACCGAGTTTGTGAGCGCGCGGCTGGCCGTCAGCGACGTAAACTGTATTGGGGCCAGCTGCCCCTGCACCGAGTCGGGACAGTCGGGCAGCGAAATGAATGCGCCCTTGTTAGGCGAGCCTGACTCAAAGAAGCGCAGCTGGTTTCCAGCAACGTCAACCACGATGTCGCCGTTGATTGTCGTACCTGACGCCGGGACCTGGAGCCGCATCTCACCGCCTTCGAACCCGGAGGTGCGCAGGAACCGTGACGCATTCGGAAGGTCTACCGTACCACCCGCAAACGTCAGTACATCGTTTGCGTGCGTAATTGTCATGTCTCCGTTGAAGTCGATGACCGCACCACTGGCAAGGTGCAGGTCTGACCACTGCAGAGACGAAGTCCCTAACGCCGTACCATCATTCACCGCGGGCGAGAGCGCGGCGCTTGTGAGTGTCAGCTCCGTCGCATAGATGTCGAGAACCGTCGCCAGCTCCCATGCCGTACCGTTATACACCCACGTCCGACCGTTGTAGGTGTACGTGTCGTTGAGCGCAGGCGCAGAGGGAAAGTTGATCGCCATGTTATGCCATCCAGTCTACGACGAGCTGCGCACCGTCCTGGAACACCGTGATCGGGTCCGTCGTCGATGACGCCTCAGTGGGAATGATGTAGTGAGCACCAAGTTGCGGCGCATACCGATGCTCGCAGTTGAGCGTAGTAATTGCAGCGAGCCCTTGTGGCCACAGATAGTTAGGGCTATCTCGTCCGCTGGTCGCGTCCATGATAACGCCAATGCCTGCGCGACCGAGAGTAGTCGGGTTATTTTGCATGCAGACTGAGTTTATAACGGCGACACCGTCGATGGCCAACCCTGACACAAACTGGACACGAGCGTTTGCTGACTGGTTGTTGCGCGCACGGTAGGTTGCCGCACCATAAGTATAGCTGGCGGTCGAGTCGCGAGACTGTGCACTGACCGGCATACGATGATAGGCATTCCAGACATGGACCGAGCACAGCATCGCGGTCGTCGTGCCAGTTGCGCTGAGTTTATAGTCGATCTGGTTAGACGCGTTTGAGCGGATCGTGCCGACATATGTCCCGCGGCGAGCGGCCGGACCGTTTGTGATTGCGTTCTTGTTGACCCAGATACCCTGAATCCGCTCCAGCTCAGTTGAGTCTGCACCGGACCCGCGTGCAGTATCGGAGCCCGCAACCGCACCATCATTCCAGCGCGGGCCGCGCGTACAACGGAATGTTCCACCATCATTCCAGACAAACATGTCGTAGTTGGCGCTTGCTGAAACCGCTGCCGGACTCTTGGTTGTATCCGTCGTAGCCTGCGACAGCTCTCCGCCCACATCGTACGCAATGAACTCCGACCCGTTGTAGATCGGTACGTAACGGTGCAGGTACGGCGTATAGTACACCACCGTTGCCGCAGTCACGTTCGAAATGACCGGCGCATCCGACGTCAACGTCAGTCGCCCGCCAGGGATCGGCGGAATAGTAGACGACCATATCGTGCCAGAGCCGGACACGAGCGTAGACCCGTAGTTCCCGTCGCTAACGCGCAACGCAGCGGCAGCACCGATCGCCTCGATCCATTGTGAGGACGAGCCATCATCCAACCACATGTAAAGGATGCCGTCGTCGGTATCGTACCAGAGCGCGCCCTGACTTGGTGAAGATGGAGCCGACGACGAAACAGTAACGCCGCCTCCACCAGTACCGCCGATCATGCGCCACCGCGAAGTCGTACTGTCATACTGCAGCAGCGCGGACTGATCCGCCAACAAAGTCACAGCACCAGAAAGTGCAAAGCGGTTACCGGCGGTCGATCCTGCCGCCTCATCCCCCAGCACGATCGCATTCGCGCCGACGTTATGGATCACAATGATGCGCCCGTCGGACCCGCCTGCAAGTCCAGTAATTGTACGTGTAGCGTCCGTGGCAAGACGCAAGACGGTTGCAGTCGAGAGCCCTGACGGATTGTAGTTGTCCTGCGTAGCCGTGATCGTCGCCGGAGAAATGTCTCCGCTAAACGCGACTGACTGCTGCGCATCGACAAGGCCCGTAAAGTCTGGATCGCTTATCGTCGGCGCGGTCCCAAACACGAGAGAGCCGCTGCCCGTCTCGTCGGTAATGACGCCTGCCAGCTGCAGCGAACTGGTGGCAGCAAACTGTGAGAGGTTGCCTGAAGTGAGCGCGTCACCGCCACCAGGGATTGACTGGAACGTACCGTCTCCGCGCAAGAAGCGCGTGCTGTCACCCGCGACGGGGGCAGGGACAAGGCCCTTGGTGCCGCCCGAGCCACTGTCACCAACGAACGCCGCAAGAAGTGCTGTCGCCTGTGCTACGGTCAAATCTTCGGGGTCGCCTGTACCAGCAGTCGTGCGGCCCTTAAAGGTCGCCGTTGCCATGTTCGCCAGCTTGGCGTTGGTTACGACATCGTTTGCGATGGTCGTCGCGCCATCCCCAACGGAGGTGACGTCGCCGGTGTGGTTGGGGTGCACGTAGTTGTTCGCGCCATCCGCGACGTTAATCAACGTGCGTACTTGCGCGGCGGTCAAGTCAGCTGGATCGGCGGTTGCGCCGGTGTTGTTTCCCTTGATTGTGTTCGCCGCCATGTTAGCAAGTTTGGCATTGGTCACCGCGTCGGCAGCGATAGTCGTAGCGCCGTCGCCCACCGATGTCACATCGCCGGTATGGTTCGGGTGCGCGTAGTTGTTGGCGTTTGTCGCGACGCCATCGAGCTTCGTCTTATCTGCAGACGACATGAACCCTGCAACGGATGTCGTTGCGTTGGCGTGAAGCGTACCTCCTGCGCGCGCACCATGCGCCGTATCATCGAAGCGAGCAGCGGGGAGCGTACCCGTGGTGAGGTCTGAGGCGCTGCCACTTGCGGCAACCGCTACAAGGCCGAGCGTGGTCCGACCTGCAGCGGCGTCAGCGTCGTCAACAAGCGAGCGGCCGAACGCCGTAAAAGTAGCAAGCGCCGCCGTGCCAGACCCAGTGAAATACGGCAGCCGATCGGCCGCGGACACAAGCCCTGCGATGGCGTTCAGCTCCGCGTCAAATGCCTGAAAGTCTACACCCGCCTCCAAGTTTACCGCCGCTTTGAACGCCGCCTCGCTGGCGTTGTTCAGCAACGTTGCGGCATAGGAGCCGAACGTGAAGCTCACGCCCTGAATACTAGTTAAGTTAGCCAGCGTGTCGATGGCGGCTTCGATCGTCGATTCGGTCGTAGCGTCGAGCGCGTCCACGTTCTGCAGCGTCAGGACACCTGCGCTGTCTGAGAACGGGTTGGAACTGCCGACCTGCAGACCTGACGCCGGAAGCACCAGCGTACCACCGGCGAGCGTCAGCGTGTCCAGCGAGTGCGTCAACGTAACGTCACCCGCGTTCCAGTTTATTACGAAACCGGACGTGAGCAAGAGCGACGTAGTTAGTGTCGGGCTGGTGCCAAAGACATTCGCACCAGAACCCGTCTCATCGGTTAGAAGCGCCGCAAGGTTTGCCGACGACGGCGTCGTCGCGAACGTATCAAACCCGACAGCGCGAGTCACGCCTGCCCACGACTGCAGGTCGGCGTCGAACGCTTGCACATCCGTACCGGGAACGAGCCCGAGCGTCGTCCGCATCGCAGCCTGTGTCGTGTCGTCAAGAAGCGTGCGCGCAAACGAGGTCAACGTAGTGACCGTCGCCGTGCCTGCACCCGTAAAATAAGGGAGCGCGTCGGCGGCCGAAGTAAGGCCCGCCAGCGCCTGCAGCTCGGCATCCTGCGCCTGTACGTTGGTGCCGATCACCAGACCGAGCGTCGAGCGCATCGTCGCAGCATCTGCGTCGTCAATCAACGTACGGGCAAACGAAGTAAGCGTCGTGACCGCCGCAGTACCTGTACCTGTAAAGTACGGCAGCGCATCGGCAGCAGACGTGAGTCCGGCCAGCGCGGTGAGCTCTGCGTCACCGACATTGAGTGTACCGCCCGAGAACGACAGCAAGCCGCCGATCGTGACCGGTGACCACGTATCTGCCGCGGAACGATACGGGATAGTGTTGGTGCCCGTCAGAGCTTCCAATGATGCAAGGTCGTTCGCCAGTGCAAACGTCGGGTTGCCCGACACGCCGTCACTGTTCGAGATCGTGAAGCCCGCCGCGGGGGCCGTCAGCGTACGCTGCGCCCAAGTATTTGCGGCCGTGCGAACGGCGATGCCGGTCCCGGCGAGCGCAGCAAGCGCATCCAAGTCGGCGTCCCATGCCTGCACGCCGGACCCGATCGACACGCCAAGAGTCGCACGCGCAGTCGCAGCATCCACGTCGTCAAGGAGCGTGCGAGCGTATGCGGTGATAGTTCCCTCGGCCCAGGTGTCGATGGCCGTCGTAAACGCGTACCGGTCCGCCGCCGTGCCGAGCGCCGCGAGTGATTGGAGCGTCGCGTCCTGCGCCTGCACGTTAGTGCCAATAACCAGTCCGAGCGTCGCGCGTGCCGTAGCGGCGTCGGCATCGTCGGTAAGCGTCGCGCCAAACGTACTGATCGTCGTCGCGCCTGCGAGGGTAAAGTTTCCGCCGAGCGTAACAGTGCGCCCCTGAATAGATGTGAGGTTTGCGAGCGTGTCGATCGCGGCTTCGATCGTGGTCTCAGTGGTGGCGTCGAGCGCATCGACGTTTTGCAACGTGAGCGTACCTGCGCTGTCCGAGAACGGGTTCGAGCTGCCGACCTGCAAGCCCGATGCCGGGAGCACCAGCGTACCACCCGCGAGCGTGAGCGTGTCGGCGCTATGTGTGACTGTAATGTCGCCGTTGTTAAAGTTAATGACGCCGCCGCTCGCGAGGAACAGGTCACTCCACGCTGTACCGGAGATACCGAGCGACGCTCCATCGTTAGAGATTGGACGGATGTCAGTCGTGAAGCTAGGCGATGTTGCAAACACGAGCGAGCCCGTGCCAGTCTCATCAGTGACCAGCGTGCGCAAGTTAGCCGACGACGGCGTAACCATAAACGTTCCAAGCCCGGACGCATCGTCCGTCAAGAACGTCATGAGGTTCGCGACGCTTGGCGTGACCAGGAAGTTTGTAAAGCCTGCCGCCTCATTCGTCAAAAGCGCGGCAAGGTTGGCAACAGTGGGCGTCGTAGCGAACGTATCGAACCCAGCGGCGCGATTGACCGCAAGCCAACTCTGGAGATCGGGGTCATATGCCTGCACCGTGACGCCGATGTCGGACGTCGCCAGAATGCCCGAGCCCGCGAACGTCGGGCGCGAGGAGAACTCCATCACGCCACCGGATACGGTCAGCAGGTTGGCGCTGTGCGCGATCGTGACATCGTTACCGAAGATCAGATCGCCGCCTGACGTCAGGTACAGGTTGCCCCATCCAAGCAGAGGCGTACCAAGATCATCGCCGCCATCCGTGAACGGGTTGGGCAGGCCAGGAGGTCCAGGAGGACCGGCACCGATGACTTCGACAATCTGGAAGTCAACCTCACGCACGATGTTCGTCGGCGTGTTGTTATCGACAAGAACCAAACCGTCATCCGTGACTTCGACAATATCCGTCATCGCGTCACTTCCTTGCTGACCTCGACACCGCCTTCCACAAGACGCGTCACCACGCCCTGCGGATCGACTAGCTCAAGATCGTACGCGCCCTTCGTAAAGTCGAACGCTGCTGTGTCTGCAGCCGGGATCAGCACGGCAACCGTGCCCGCCGTCTGTCCAAGCGTAATGCCACCGTTCTCTGTCGTGGCGCTGTGCTCGACCGTAGTCGCGGATTTCTTACGGCGAATCTGCATGCGCGCCGTGTAGCCGGTGATGTCCACCGGGTCTTCGTTGCTGTCTTTCCAGACGAATGTCTTCTGGAACGTAGCACCCTGCTCAATGAGCATGTCGTAATATGCTGCAGCCATGTCGTCCTCACACAAATCGCGGAGGACGCACCACGAGCAGTCCGCGCCCACGTCCTCGGTTGGCCTGAATTTTTGCGTCGCCGTAGCCCGACTCGAACCACTTGCGAAACTTGAGAGCCGCGTCCTCGTTCGAGTACGGCTGGCCAGGAGTGTCGTGTAGGCGTGCGCGTGCGCCGAAGCCAATGATCTCGCCCCACCGCTCATACAGTTCCTTCGGCACGCGCGTCGAAGATTTGATCGGGCGGAGCGCAACATGAATCGTCAACGGGTCCGTCGGCACCACGTCCGGTACGAACGCCAAGCGAACGGTATCAAAGTCCCCGTCGTGGACAATGTACTGGACCGGGCCGGTGCGCGTGCGCCAGTCAGGGCCGACCGTCTGCACGAGAAACTCTTCCGCCTTCGGGTCCAGCGGAATGCGGCCAATGTGTGCCGACATTATGGCAGCAATCGCGCTTCCGACCTCAACATCAAGATCGTACTCGCTCTGCCCGGCGACAAGGTCAATGTCGTCGAGCGTCTTGCGCCACCACGTTGAGCGTTCGCAGAACTCGATGCAGGCGTTACGGATCGCGTTAATGGCGACAAACTCAGGCACGTCCCGCACGTAAGGCAGGACGTCCGGCAGGAACGCTGAGTAATCGACCTGACTCATCGGGCGGTTCCCTTCATGGCCGGATCAAACGGCACGGTCTGGAGGTTGGGGTTCACTTCCTTGTCGGCGTCCGCGGTGACGAACGCTAGGAACGCCTGGAAGTGCATCTGCGCACGCTGCATACCGGCCGCAAAGTCCGAGTCCTTCTGGAGCGCGCGGAACATGACGTAGTCGGTGAGCGGCGTGATGTACATGTCATCGACATCCAGCTCCGTTGCCGTCGAGCTGATCTCGGGCGGAATGTAGCAGTAGCTGATCTCGACGTGGCCGTTGCCGTTGGACGGCGGGTACACGAAGAACGCCTTGGAATCCGTCGGGTCGTAGATGTAGTTGTAAATGGCTGCGACCTTTGCGTCAGCATGCCACTGGGGATTCTGGTCGTCGATGATGTCCCGGCGGATAATCCGCACCGCGCGGCCCGGCGTCGTGCCGTTCACACCCATGTTGCGGGTGATGGTCAGCAGGCTCTCGCCGTCGGCGGGTAGGGACTGGCGCGTACCGTCAACCAGCTGCACCACCGCGACCTTCTGCACAGCGTCGGGATTGGCGCGGGCGATAGCCCTCTGGCCGTCGGAGAGGTGGCGGAGAAGCTCGGCATCCGTCCAGCGCGGGCTGGTCCCGGTATCGACAAGAAGCTCACGCACGCGCGTGATAACGCTGGCTGCGGTAAGAGACATGGGGGCACCGTCCGTGGTTGATGCCCCTTAATATACTATCAGGAGAGATGGGTCTACACCCCGATTCCGTACACCTCTTGACTGTACTTGGCGTAGGTATCGTAGGCCCGTGGGAGCTTCTCGGCAATGTACGGGTGCCAGGGTTTGTGGCTGCCTGCGAAGAAGCACACCCGCGCGTTGTCCGGCACGCTGCCCTTGAGAAGCGTGAAGTGGTAGGCCCCGTCTTTCTCGGTCCAGGTGCGCGCCTCTGGCATGCAGTAGCTCATCCACGCCTGATCGCTGCCGTACATCCGAACCTTTGTCGCCATCTCCCGACGCCGCACCAAGTCCTGCGCGTTGCAGCCAAACGTGTTCCACACCTGCGTCCGCGTACCCAGCGTATGCAAAAACATAGACCCGTTAAGCGGAGACGCCTTGCCCTGCATGATGCGGAAGTCATGGTCTGTCACCATCGGCGTGAGATCGTCAAAGATCACGCAGTCCAGATCGATCGACAGGATGCGATCCGCATTGAAAATCTTCCGAGCCTCGCTCGAGAAAACCTTTAGGCGGCGGTAGCAGTTGGGCCGCTTGCCCTGCACCGTGACCTCTGGGTCATTCCACAGCTTAATCGTCTCAGCCTGCACGCCGGTCGGATCGTCCGTCACGCACACGAAACGGTGTGGGATTTGGAGGTTCCTCTCGACCATCAGTTTCAGTACGTTGACGTGGTGGGCCTTGTACATCTCCCCACGCCAGCCGACCCACTTCCAGCA